ATGCCACATTTTGAGTACGGCACTTTCATTGACGGCGAAGGTCTCTGGAAGGGTGAACTGGAAAACACAAAGATTTTCTATCTTGAGTGTCCAGATTCTGAGGTTGAGGACCACATGCTTAATTTGAACTGTATCGCAGCAGCGTACAAAAAACAGTTCAGACAAGAATCCGTTCTCATCTCACAAGTTCAAACCAACGCCATTTTTAACTAACATGACTTCAATCCGTTATTGGACACAGGACGACCAACGCCACGCAAGAACAATTTCATTCTCAAGCGTGGCAAAAGCACTTGAGATGCTCGCATTTTATCAAGGTGCTGGTTTCAGATGTGAACTAGCACAATGAGATTTTTTCTCGTTGCCTTGGTCATTGGGTGCGGTTGGGTTATTGGTGACACTGCCATTAAAAACATGACAGAGACCATGAACCAGCGTAACGCACAAATATGCCAAATTGATCCGAGCATGTGCCAGTCATCAAAGTGACTACCAACCCCCTACATGGGGGTTTTTTATTGCTATACTATGAGCATGAACAACAAAGAACTCAAATCTTTCTACAACGGACAGGTCTTAATGAACGAGACCGCTTCAAAAGATCCAGTTGTACGTGCTGCCCTTGACGCAATGGCAAAACGCAATTTTGAAATGCTTGAAGTTCCCACTGGTGGGACTTGGTATATCAGTGACCGCCACTAGGTCACTTTTTTTCTTTGTTCATTCAACCATTTTTTCATTATGCTTTCTAAAGACTTCCCAACAACTCACGACATCCGAGGTGGCATGAAAAAGAAGACTGGAAAGCAAGTTGGATCTCAACCCCAAGGGTGGGGATCTCTCTATGTGGCAGAGTCTGAAAATTGTGCTGTTAAGGAATTGAGCAACGGCGAATGGACTTGCTTTAAGATCGGTCTTGCATCTGACGGCGAACAGTCATCATTCAAAATCTTGGGTGACCAACGCACGGGCAACTCTGGTGACTACGACCAAGTGCGAAATTATCCTGTCAAGAATGTGGGACGCACTGAGGCAGTAGCACATCAAATTTGGCGTGGCGAAGGATACTCAACAATCAAGGGCATGGATTCAAATGTGCCTGACGAGTTCAAACCATTTTTCACTAGACAGCGTGGTGGCACAGAATGGTTTTGTGCTCCTCGTGAATTGCTCCTGAATGAAATGGATTTATGGTATTCAGATTACAGGGGCAGAGCAAAGAGAGTTTGGACTTGCGACTGGATGGGACAAACCCACGTCAACCCACCAATTATTTTTCAATTCAACGAATACGGTCTACCCGAAGCAGCGAACATGAAAGGACGCAAGGGCAGACCACTTGAGCAAGAGGCGTTGGATTTCGCATGGGATTACAGAGTGCTTACAGGATTTGCACCCCAAGGTTGCTGCTCACTCACAGTATAACACAGTGAGCAGTTTTTTATAACCCCTTTGGGGTTTGGGGGTGTGCCGAGCAAAATCGGAATTGTCTAACCTACAAAAGTATCCCAACGACCTATAAATAAATTTGCAAAATGAAAAGTTCTGTGCTAGAATTTAAAAAAAATTTTCCAGGAAAAAAATGACTGAAAAACCCCATTTAGTAAATACGCCCCCTACGCCCCCCACAGACATGCCACAGGTTTCAGAGGGAGAAGCAGCACACACTGAAATGATGCGTGATCCTGCATATGCAATTGCAACGCATGAACATCAGTTGAATAAGTTTGCTGATTTATTGGAAGAGTTGTGTGTAAGAGTTATATCACTAGAGAAGAAAGTATTGGATATGGAAGAAGCATCAACAGGAATTGATACCAACAATCCTATTGTAAACTATCCAGAAGTACAAATGCACCAAACAGGAAGATGAGAGAACAACCAGTAGATGAAAACTTTTACAATCAGGTCTTAAATAACTTTGACCAATTTTGTGATGACTTTGAGTTTGCTGCTGCTAAACGATTTTCAGGAGTAGATAATGATAGTAGACAACCACTTGACAATGCAGAAGTACAACGAGTCACTCCTCCTATTGTGCGAGAAGTTGACTCAGTTGGAGAAGAGGATATCCAAGCTAGAAACTCCACAGTTAATGTACCGTCCACCGAAGTCTGAGGAATACGAAACGATATCCCAGACACTTGACAGACTACATAATGATATAAGCATTTTAATGGAAAGAAGATGTCAGGAGTAGCACATATAAAATCTGTAGTTACAACAACAGATGCATGTAACTTCTCAGGTGTAACGGCACTTGCTGGACCAGGTGTTCCTACAGTATTAGTAAATGGTAAGGTAGTTTGTACAGTAGGCGATCTTACTGATCCTTATCCATCAGGTGTACCTCCTGTTTGTATCAGTAAAACTGGAGTTGTCCTTGCACCTGGAAATCCTACAGTATTGGTAGGCGGTAAATCAATAGCAAGAATTGGAGATTTAACTGATGCTGGTCCTATAACAACAGGATCTCTTAACGTACTTGCATGATCTTTGAGTTCATGCTACAATATTGATAACTTAGATTGATTATGGCACTATACAATAATTCAACTTATACAGCACCTCCAGCGAAGAAGACAAGGCAAGGTAATTCAAAGAATACGAAGCTTTCTGCATCTTCTCGTAATGGAGCGAAAAAGAGATATAGGGGTCAGGGAAAATGAGTGACGAACTTTCTCGTATTGCCTCAGCACTTGAGAGGATAGCAGCATCTTTTGAAAAAGAGTTACATGTTGATATAGATCATGCACATATAGATGATATCGGTGAGATACACGGTGACGTGGTAACCCATCCGAAGCAGTTCTAGGGGGCGTGGTCTCCGACCAAAACGCCGAAGACTCCGAAATGACATATCAAGCATTACCAAGTGAATTACATGTAAAAGATAGTCCTATAGCAGGTCAAGGTCTTTTTGCGAAAGAAGATATTGATGCTATGATGTATCTTGGTGTATCTCACATGATAGTTAATGACGAGATAATGAGAACACCTCTAGGAGGGTTCGTAAATCACTCTGAAGACCCCAATTGCGTGAAATGGTACGAAGACCAAGAATGGGGTAGAGTCTACTATATGAAGACGATTAAACCGATTAAGAAGGGAGAAGAGTTGTTTTTGAAGTACACCTTTTATAAAGTAAGTTAAAACTCGCTAAATATAACTGACTTCCTATATTGTCAGTCAATGGCGACCACATTGTCCTTTAAGGACATCAATATTACATTTAAGAAGCATCCTGTTACTGATGATTTAGTTGTCAGTAAGGATGCTTCTGCTATTAAGCAAGCAATTGTGAATTTATTGCTTACTAATAAGGGTGAGCGATTGATGAACCCTAATTATGGATCAGATATAAGAAGTTATTTGTTTGAACCTCTTGATTATGGTACTGCTAATGCAATTACAACAAATATTAGATATTCTATAGATAGATGGGAACCAAGGATTACTGTTAGTCGTATTAAAGCATACCCAAATTTTGATGATAATGGATTTGACGTTGAAATGTCATATTCTATACGAGGAACAGATGATCCACCAGTAACCGTAGACTTCTTCCTTGCAAGGACGAGATAATGCCATATACCCAGTTAAACAACCTAGACTTCGCTGACATCAAGACTGCTCTTAAAGACTATATGAGAGCACAGACGGATTTCACTGATTACGACTTTGAAGGATCCGCAATCAGTCAAATTCTGGATGTAATGGCGTACAATACGTATTACACCGCATTCAATACCAACATGGTAGTGAATGAGACCTTCTTAGATTCCGCAACCTTACGGGATAATGTAGTATCAATTGCGAAACAACTTGGGTATACTCCCAAATCCATTACAGCACCTCAAGCGGCTGTTGATATGGTACTTACATTCACTGGTACAGCACCTGCGGAAGTATCACTCAAAGCAGGTAGTGGATTTGTAACTAACTATGATGGTAGTCTATATCGTTATATCTTAAAGGATGATAATAAGGTCTCTGTTGTTAATAAGGTAGCAACATTCACAGGAGTACCAATATACGAAGGTTCTCAAATTGTTAGTAATACAGTAGTTGACACTAGTATTAAGAATCAACGCTTTATAATTGATAATGCTGGTATTGATACTAATACATTAAATGTAAGAGTATATCAAGCAGCAAACTCAAGTATCTTTACTGATTATAAAGTAGCGAATGATATATTAGATATTGGTGCAACTGATAAGGTATACTTTATTAGTGAGATTGAAGATGAGAAATATGAAATCTTCTTTGGTGATGGTGTATTAGGTAAGAAGTTAGAAGATAATAATGTAGTTCAGATGAGTTACATTGTAACCAATGGTACTGCTACCAATGGTGCAAAGACCTTTACATTTAATGGTCTTATGGAAGATGAGAATGGTACTACAGTAACCCTTCCATTTGCTGTTACTTCTCTTACTACCTCTTCAATAGCATCTGGTGGAGCAGATATTGAGACTATTGATAAGATTAAATACAATGCTCCTAAGTTCTATGGATCACAGAATAGAGCAGTAACTGGTAATGATTACAAAGCAATTGTAAGAAACCTATACCCAGCAACTAGTGACGTTATAGTGTTTGGTGGTGAAGAGCAAGAACCACCTGCATATGGTAAGGTATTTCTTTCCGTGAAACCCACTGAAGCCGCTTCACTTTCATCATTTACTAAGAATGAACTAACATCAGAACTTAAGAAGTATACTGTTGCTTCTATAAGACCAGAGTTTGTTGATCCTTCTATACTATATTTGGAGTTAACCAGTAACATTTATTATACTGGGACAAAGACTCAATTACTTCCACTTGAAGTAGCAACTAAGGCATCCAATGCAATTGTTGATTATCTTAAGACATCTCAGACTGAGAAGTTTAATGGTAAGTTTAGATATAGTAAGTTTATTGGAGTTATTGATAATTCAGATATTTCTATTAATTCCAATGATACTGATATTACTATGAGGAAGGATTTTATAGCACAAATTAATACATCTACTTTCTATGAGATATGTTATCAGAATCCTTTCTTAGTAGATTGTAATAATCCTGTTGTATCATCAACGGGCATGACAGTATTTGAGTTCCCTACCTATACCTCATATCTAGAGGATAGAAATGGCAAAATAGTACTATATAGACTAGATCCTGTAAGTGGTGACAAAATTCTATTGAATGATTCAGTAGGAACTGTTGATTATACTAAGGGTGAGATAATGATGACTGACTTTACTATCCTAAAAGGCACTTTTTCCGATAATCGTATTGAATTAAGAGTTAAACCTGCTAATAAGGATATTGAAGTTAAGCGTGAGGCATATTTAGACGTAGATGTGTCAAAGAGCAAGTTCACAGCTTATAAAGAAGAGTAGATGTCAAAGACTGCGAATAAGATTTCATTCTTAGTTGATTCTCAACTACCTGATTTCATTAACGAAGAGTATGAACTATTTGGTAAGTTCATACAAAAGTACTATGAGCAATTAGAGTTGCAAGGTCAACCATATGATATTGTGGAGAACCTTGAGACTTATCGTGACATTGATTTCTATGAAAATAATATATTAAAACAAAGTACTACTGTAGATGGATTAGTTAATCCTTCTGATACTACTATAACAGTAGCAGATGCTTCATCATTCCCTAAAAATGGTGGATATTTCAAAATAGATGATGAGATTTGTTTCTATAAGAGTAGAACAGATACTCAATTTAAAGAAATTAGTCGTGGTGTAAGTGGTAATACAAAATTAGGAGATCTTTATTCTACTAGTACATTTGTTACTACTCAAGCATCCAGTCATACCAATGGATCTCAGGTACTTAATATTAGTAACCTTTTCTTATATGCATTAATCAAAAGTTTTGAAAGTGAGTACCTACATGATTTTCCACAGGCATATTTGAATGATGCAGTAGATAAGAGAACACTTATTAAGAATATAAGTTCTTTTTACCAATCAAAAGGAACTGATAAGTCTATTAAATTTTTATTTAAGTGTTTAGTTAAGGATGATCCTGAACCAGAGGTTGCATATCCTAGAGATTTTACTCTTAAAAGTTCAGAATCTAATTGGGTTAATAATTATTCACTTAAAGTTAAAGTATTATCTGGTACAGTAACAGATCTTATTGGTAAAAAGATTTCTCAAACAACTCCATTTGCGTCTGCTATTGTTGATAATGTGCGTTTTGATAGTACATATGATGGAGAAGATCTATATGAAATCATACTTAATGAAGCAAGTGTAAACGGAGAGTTTTCCACAGCTGCAAGAACAAAATTAACTGAATCTATTCTTACTAGTGATACTGTAGGTGATAGGATTGATGTAGAATCAACAATGGGGTGGGATAAGAAAGGTGAGTTTATTATTGGTGATGAGAAGTTTACATTTGAAGATAAGAATGTTAATCAGTTTGTTATAAAAACAAGAGAGGGTACTACAACTTATCCTGTAGGAACTGCTGTAACTTATGGTGCAAATGTATCTGGATCAAATGTAACATTGTTAGTCTATGGTGTCTTATATAATGCGACTAATGAGACAGATGCACCATATTCAAATCCAGGAGATATTCTTGAAATATCTGAACCTGGTTTTCTAACAAATGATATAAAGATCTTTGATGCACAGAACAATCTTAGATGGGCGTTACCTGGTGCTTCTCCTCTTATTAGTGATCTGAACACCAATGTATCTGCTATCTATGAGGATGGTGAAGGTTATTACATAGCTTCTTCTGGATTCCCTTCTCATGTAGTAGGAACAACTAATCAACCTGCTGATATAAAGGATCAAAAGCAATTAAAGATTATTAGAAAGACACCCATTTCTACAACTGAGACTTATGAGACTAAGTATAGAGATGTAGGTATTGCAACTAATGGTATTCCATTTGTAGGATATAAAGATTCAAGTGTTGTATATAATGGTCCTCTTCAAAAAATTACGGTTAATACTGGTGGTAATGGGTATACTGATGCTCCATATGTATTAGTTGATGGTTTATCTGGTAAAGCAATATCAACACTATCTGGTCAGGTAGTTGAATCAATAGAGATTACTAATGCTGGTGCTTATACTGTTGTTCCCACAGTAGAAGTATTATCTGGAAGAAATGGTACTGCAACTGCTGTAGTTACTAATGGTGTTATTACTAGTATTAATGTTAATAATGCTGGAGAATATTATTCAACTCCTCCTGAAGTTAGAATTAGTGATAGTGCAGGAAAAGGTAGATTTGCTGATTATGTTGCTACTGTGTCAAGTACTGGTACTATAACTGGATTTACAAAGATTAATGGTGGTAATTATTATACACAAGAAAATGTACAAATTGATTTAATTGCTGTTGGTTCTGGTGCAACTGCTACTGCAACTATAAAAGAATGGAGAAAGGATAAGTATTTCATAAACAAAAATAATATAGATTCTGAGAATGGATACTGGTTCCAAAATTTTGATTCTGCCAAAGGTCATGGATATGCTTATTATGCATCTCCTACAACATTAAGAGTAAATGATACAGGAGCATCTCACTCACCTATTTTAGGGTTTGCATATGATGGTAACCCCATATATGGTGCTTATGGATATACTAATGCTCTAGACGCTTCTAGTACTATTACACAAATGAGTTCTAGTTATTCAAGAAATTCTTCTAGAATAGGACCAAGTACAACAACTTATCCTTTAGGTACATTTATTGATGATTATACTTTTACTGATGGATCTGGCACACTAGATCAAAATAATGGACGTTTTTGTGTTACACCAGAATATCCTGATGGAACTTATGCATATTTTACTACAGTTGATGGTAATGGAGATCCAATATTTCCATATATTGTAGGAAAGAATTATTATTCTCTTCCATTAGATTCTAATTATAATTCTGAGATGACTCAGGATGATTTACCTATAAATGCGAATAGATTAAGAACTTCTGGTATATCAAAGAATGGAGTACAAACATTAGTAGAAATTGAAGATGTAACAAGAGGAACTGTATCATCTGCTACAATTCTCAATAGTGGATCTAACTTTTCTGTTGGTGGTGGATTAGTTATTGATAATAGTGAAACTGAAGGTTCTGGTGCTGCTGGTGAAATAGAATCTGTTAAAGGAAAAACAGTATCATCACTTGAATCTCAATCTACTAAAGCACTTTATATTGAACTTACTAACAATGGATATCTTTTTGATGGAGACACTATTACACAAGCAAATACAGGTGCTACAGGAAAGATAGTTGGTAATATATTCTCTTCTAAGAATTTTGCTTTACGTGCAGTAACAGGAACTTTTAATAGTACAGATGTACTATCTTCTAATACTAAAGTAATAAATTTAATACTTGATAATAATTCATCATATACTAAGGGTGCTATTCTATCCTTTAGTGATGGTGTTGCAGCTCCAGTTGCAACAGGTGAAGTACTTGAAACAACTATAGACCAAAATAGTGTTAAAATAAAAGTTTTAACAGGTACATTTAGTGTTTCTACTACTTTATTCCTAACTAGCTCTAATTTAATTAATACTACAGGATCAAAGATAGTTTCTTTATCTTCTTTAAGTGAGAATCTTTCTATTTTTAAATTACAAGACAATGTAGCATTATTAACCACATCTTCTTCACATGGTGTTGCTGTTGGTGAGGAAATTGATATTGATATTAATCCTGATGATACATTATCTACAACCACATATTATGTAAGAAAGAGAGTTTATCAAGAAGCAATTCTTAAAACCTCAGTTATAGCAACAACTCTTAATGATGATAGTATTGGTAAATTTACTATATTAAATGGTGGTGGTGATTATACACAAAATACATATCTTGACATTGCATTATCTGGTGGAGCAGGATCTGGTGCTAAAGCAACTATAGTTGTTTCTTCTGCTGGTGTTGTTAGTAGTGTTACTTTAACTAACAAAGGATCTGGATATAATAGGTATGATATTCTAACAGTTGGAGCATCTGATTTAAGTAAAGCAAATCCTTCAACTAAACCAGATCTTAAAGTACGTGTTGATCATGTGGGATTTGCAGAAGAAGGTAACATATTAAATGTTGCTAATTCTGATAATATTACAATTAATGATTATTTGCAGATTGGTAGTGAAATTGTTAAGGTAACTGCTAAGTCTAGCACTGCTTTAACAGTAGAAAGAGCACAGAACTCAACTACAGCAGTTGATCATTTTAATGGTGCTGTTGTTTCTGTATTTGAATTTGGATATAATATTCCTCTCAATCATCCTGTAGGTAATACAGTCAAAGATGCTAAAGTTTTATCATATGATTCATCTACTCAAAAGGCAATATTTGTATGGGATTATGATCAAACTGTTACATCAATCAATAAGATATCTTTAACTACTGTATTTTATGATAATAGTACTGATAAGAAGTTAATACAAATAGAATCAGTTACTGCTCCAGATACTTATTTTGAATTCTCTTCTGATAATTCAACATTTGTTAGGAATCAAATTATTGATATTAAAGAATACTACAAATACAAGTTTGACACTTCACATGTTTCAATGAGTGGAGTGGGATTTGATATATCTCCAAGTAGAAATTTTAATCTTGTCACACCAGAAAAAATTACTCATATAAACAATCAATGGGTTGATTTAAAGATTGGATTTGGATCAAGAGTTTCTACAAATAGTTACAATAAAAAAGTAGGAACATCATACAAAAAATATTATTATTATGATAGAGATGGAATTGTCAATTCTGAAAAATCTTATTTTAATATAATTGATGATCCGTTACAAGGAAATAAGATTTCTTTGTATATTACTGATAATCGTATTTTATATTCTACAGGTACTAAAGCATCTCATGATGGAACAGGTACTATAAAATATACATCAAAATCATTATTTTCTATTGGTGAAATTAATTCAGTTAAAATTACAAATATAGGTAGTGATTATAAGAAGATTCCTATTGTAACTGGTATCTATGATAATGATAATAAAATTGATAAAAATATAAGTTGTTTCTTAAACAGTACTGATATTGGTATACCCAGAAACATAAAGATTAAAAATAATGGTGGATCTTATCATAGTGATCAAACGATAAAATCTAGTATTAGATCAAATTATATTCTTACTTTATCTAATTTTACTAGTGATGGATATGATGTTGGTGAATACATTGTACAGAGATCAGGAGCAACTGAGATTGCTAGAGCAAAAGTAACTTCATGGAGAAAGGGTTCTAATATACTTAATGTATCAAATGTTACAGGTATCTTTAGAGAGAATCAACAGATTATTGGATTAGCAGGTGGAAATACAGCAACTCTTGATAGTATCAATTATACTGAGTTTACTCCTGTTATTAAAACATACTTTGATAATATTGGAAAATATACTTCTGATGTTGGTAAGTTGAGTGATCAGAATCAAAGAATTCATGATTCATATTATTATCAGGATTTTTCATATTTAATTCAATCAAAAACTCCAATGAATATTTGGAGATCTTTGATTAAAGAAACTACTCATCCAGCTGGATTTAAGTTATTTGGTGAAATTGATATTGAGTCAAAAGGTCAAATTCCAATGAGTAGTAGTTCAATAACTACTCATAATAGTTTCGTAGAACTTAAATCAAATATTACAGTACAAAGTGTTAGGAAACAAATTACTCAACATTTAGTATCAGCACAGACAACTACTGTTGAAGATGGTGTTGGTTCTATTGCAAAAGATGCTACTAATACTAGTGAGATTAAATCAACTGAGATTAAATTAAGTGCTGCATTTGATGGATCGTTATCTAATAATGGTAATCTTGCAGGAACCAAAACTTTTGGTATTCTTGATAAGAATAACAATGCTGTTACACCATATAATGCACAAGCATTATTGATTACTCTTGATGGTATATTCCAAGAGCCTGGAGTTGCATATACTGTATCTGGAAGTAATATAACATTTGCACAACCACCTTTAGGTCCAGTAACTAAGAATAGTCAAGCAGTACCTGGAGTTAAGTTTTATGGTAAGAATTATCAGTTTAAGACTGATAAATTAAATGCTAAGTATCTTAGAAAGATTAAAAATATATTCCAGAAGAGTGGAAGATGGATTGATTCTTATAATCAACTTGAGCGTAATAGAGAGTATATTCAATCAGAAACTCTTGGATGGGCTAAGAATAAATTCCCAACATTAACATGGGGAACTATAGAATCTAAATGTTATAGAGATATTGGATTTATTGTAGATGCTATAGCAAATGATGTAAGATTTGGTGGCAACTACTATACTGTTACTGCTATTGAGAAGTATTTTAACAATGATATATTGGATTATATTATAGGAGAGGTACAAGAGACTACAGAGGCGTATAAACATGCTGTAGGTCTTGCTAAGCTAGCAATTAATAATACTCTTCCTACAGGCACTTATACAACTGTCACACCATATGTTAATTCAAATATAATAGTAGATTCTGCTACTGATAAGTGTGCTGATGTTGTATCTGCAATAACAACTCTTGGAGATATTATAGACAAAACACTTGCTGGTGGAGTTGGTACTGTTCCAATATCTTATCCTGATTATATTGATGGTAAAAATAAAATATTTGAATTGTATTATGAGGATGGTACAGGTGTATCAACAGATCCGAATGAGAACTTACTGATTGGTATTAGTGGTGTTTTACAGCACGATTCTGCTTATAGTATTGATAGAACATCTGTACCAAACAAGGTTGTATTTACAAGTCCACCTATTTGGGGTCAAGGGGTAAACACCAAGACCTTACAAGAAGGTATATCAATTGATAAGTTCTTTGCTTATAGTATAGGAAATTATCTAAGATGTGAAATTGATAAAAATGATATTCCAACAGGATCTAATGGTCCATTCTTAATGGTTGATAGTACTAATGATAAAGTCATTAATGTAACTGATCCTGAGTTTGCTCTTGTATTCATTGATGGAGTATTACAGAGAGATGTTGATTCATATATTATCAATGGTCCTACTATTAAATTCTCTAGGAAGATTTTCCAAGGAAATAATATTGAAATAATATATCTTTATGGTAGAGATCTTTCACAAAGTATAACTTTATATGATTATGAAAGAGGTGAATATTATAATGAAATAAAGGTCAAGTTTACACATAGCCACCCTCATGGTAGTAGTGGAGACTTTGATGCTTTTGAAACATGGTGGGGTAAATTTAATGAAACTGATATGGTTGCATATCAAAAAGTAGGTGGAGTGAAGAAATTTATTGGTAGTCTTAAATCATATGTTATTGATGGTAATGATGATTTAACTGTGCAGATAGCAGGATTTAATCCAGATACTGATAGTAGTGCAGTTTTCTTTTCTGGTTTAGATGATTATAGTGATGAGATATCAATTACTAGGCCACAAACAACTACTGTTACTAAAAATTTAGATGATACTTATAAGATGCAAAGAAATGCATCTAGGTGGTTGTATGGAACAGTAAAAGCAGATGAAGCATTTTATGTTAAAAAGAATGGTCTTGCTAATTTGAATAAGGGAGATCTTATTAAGATTGATGGTGAGAAAGAGTATAGGACAATTAATGAATTGCCACAGTATTTTGAACCTAAGACTTATATTCCTGGGGATGATCCTTCAAACAGTTTCTTTGGTTCGGTTGCCACTACAAATTATAATGGTGATGAAGAAGGTGTTGGGTTTGCCGTAACATGTACTATATCAGGTGGTTCGGTTGACACTATTACATGGGACAAGAACATTCCTATATCTGGTTATGATAGAGCACCTATATTGAATTTTATCCCTGTAGATCAAAAAGGTGGTGGTGCTAGAGCAGAAGTTATTGTTGTTGATGGTGTTGTTGTAGATATAGTTCTAACTAATGGTGGTTCTGGATATACTAAAGCACCAAGAGTTGTTGTTGCAAAACAATATAAGATTAAAAAAGGAAATAGAAAGATTGATTCTTTAGTTGAATTAAATCTTAGAAATAAAGTAAGTCCATATTCTCCAGTTTGGATAGGATCTGAAATTTCATTCATAACAGGCATCGGCGGTGGAGGCGGCGGCGGTGGCGGCGGTGGCGGTGGAGGAGGAGGGGGAACTCCCGTAAATCCAGAAGCTGCAATTGTTAATAGTGTTTTAATGAAATCTACTGTACCAGATTTAAACACTAAGATTACTGTTATATTTGATCCTATGACTAGGAGTGCTTCTTCTAGTACTTCACATATAGGAGCAGTAAGTATTACTTGGCCAACTATTACACAAAATGCTGGTACTAATCTTATTAAGATCTTTAAAGAAATCACCCACATTCAAACAGGTGGTTCTGTTAGGATGAGAATACCATACATTTATATTGATGCAGATGGCAATCGCCGTGTTGGTCCTCCTCCTGGAGGTGGAGGAGCTCCTCCTGGAGGTGGAGTAGGTCCAACAGATCCAGTTGTCAGTAAGAGCACTATATATGAGTTAGGATTTGTGGATCATCGTTATTGGAATCCTGTTTGGAATAGTTCCGCACCTGCTCATCTAAATAATATGTCATTGAGACCATCATTCTTCATGTGGGAGAATGCGAAATTCATGGATACAGGTAACATCGTAGATGGTACAGGATTAGGAGTTTCCGCTTTAACTATTGAAGAAATGACAAGATGGGGATATGACCTAGAAGACTTTGCAGATAACGCAATGTCAGGTGTATCTGATGCTGGATATGTTTTCAATGTTGGATATCCAAGTATAAATTATTATTTGGGAAGGATAAACCAAAACTTAAACAGTAGTGATACTATTGTTTATGCAGAAAATACTACTGATTTCCCTGCAACGGGAACTTTACAGTTAGGAAAAGAACAGATCACTTATACTGGTAAACAAAGTGATCGTTTTACAGGATGTACACGAGGTGTTAATGGTACTACCGCACAATCGCATGATACCAACGAACCTTACTTCAGAAGTGCGTAATTAAATACGTATAAATAAACCAGATTCAGTCTTACAAAATCACGGCAATTAGACAATGGCAGCTAT